ACCCTTTCCTTAGATGCGTAGTACTCTCTCACAGCTTTGCGACCTTTGAGATAACCAACGCGGATGCCGACCATTCGGCCTAAGTGGAAATATATGGCAGATAGCAGGATCATTACAACTGCATCGCCTAAAGATGGATCGAACATGATTGCCCTTTCTTATCGACGCCCTTCGCCGATGCGATAAGGATGACAGATGTCTAGGCTAGGTCAAGGATATTTTGATAACGAAATGGTAACGATTCTGCATCATCTATGTGGTCATCGATCGACCTGTCTAGATCGTTATCTAGGTCGTCCATAGCGCTTACCTGAGACCACGAAGGTGCCATCCTTCTCGATGTAGATCAGATCGACCTGCACGTTCTTACCATCGACATACATGATGGCGAAAGCCTGTTGCCAGTTAGCCGATCCCTTTGTGTATGAGGCCTTAGAAAAGTCCATTAGGTTGCCGACTTCTACGCCATGCAGGATACGGCCTATACGGCCTCCTGAGGCCTCTGAGAACGACGAACGCCCTGCCCTGTGAGTATGACCCGAGATGACGCTTTTCCCGTGTCTACGGGCCGCCTCAAGGGCTGAGAGACCGCCCTGAGACTTAATAGGGGTATGATCCCCATGCACTGCTATCCAGCCCGGCGCGATGTTATAGGGCTTCTTATGGAAGGTTATCCCAAGCTCATCGAATCTCATGAACTTCTCAAAGCGTAATTCGGGTAAGGATAGGAATGAGGGAATTTTCCTCATAATCTGATTGTAAAGGCGGTCTGTGTGATTAGACCTTATGGTCTGCGTGACCTGTAGGTCGTAAAGGACTTGAACAGCTTCATCGCGATCATCTCCAAGAGTCTGTTCATAGGCTTCGGGCGTCCCTTCCGACCATTTGCTAATAGTATTAAAGTCGATCTCGTCGCCTATTGTGACTACCTCATGCGGCTTAAACTTATTGATAAAACTTGCTAGATTCTTAACTGCTACTCGATCGTGCCAGGGACATTGTAAATCGGAAACGATTACTATGCGCTTCATGGTCTAATCCTCGTCGTCGTCCTCGTAGGGTATGCGATCCACTCGGTCGGGGATCGATGGCAAGATCCAGTCAGGATAAGAGTCTCGATCAAGAAGAAGCCAAAAGGCCATATCTTCGCTAAAGCCTGCCTTTTTCAATGACTTGAAGTACTCATTAAGAGCAATGCAATAGGCGTCTAATGCGTTGTATGTATCGAGATCGATAACTCTTTTTCTTGCCATAGCAAAAATTATCGCTCTAAGAGTATGTTATAGATCTCATCGACACGCGAGTTGAGTCGCTTAATCTCAGACAATAGATGCGTGATCACATAACCTGCAAGTCCACCGATCACGGCGAGGCTGGCAAAGTAAAGCGTGAAGAAGTTTTCCTGTGTCACTTTTTATTTACTCCAAAGGATGCGTCATTTGGATTAAGCCAGCGCATGATCACAGGTGCTAGTGCTGCGCCACCGGCCATTGCTAACGTCTTAGGATCAGTTACCCCTGCCATGTATAGCGCCAATGCAGCTGCTAAAAATGATCGAGCCCATGATGCTGCGAGTGACTTTGCTTGTTCCATTATTTGCCTCCTAGTAACGGGATATGAAAGAAAGAGCCGTCCGTATCGCCTTGCTTAGTGAAAGAGATATGGCAATGATGATTATGCGGATTGCTCCCAGTGTACTTTCGCCAGCGCCAGCCCATGCGAGACGATGCAATTCGTCCGTCGAAGATGATGTAGGCGATTCGCTTCTCGCCTGCCTTTGCCGCGAGTCGAAGCTGATCTGCAATATCGGGCATGAGGTCGGGCTTGCCTGACTTATGTACATCTCTATCGACATCGATGGCGCGAACCACCCCTGTCGCTGGATCAGGATTGTGGTCAGAAGGACGCGCTGAATGACGGAGATCGCCGATCCAGCCATCGGAACGCCTATCACGATCTGCGAAGGTGTCATCGAATTGCTCGCGTAACTGTTGTCCGGCTTTACAGAGTACGGGTTTCATGTTGCTCATTAGCGCACTCCCATTGTTTTAGATTGTTTAACGATAATTCTTCATGACCGCACTCGGGCATAGGCGCTATAAAAGCGTCATCGATTGGATCGTAGGTGTATCCGATTCCTGCATAGTTAAATCTTATGTTGCCGTTATAGCTTGTTTTAATCCATGTACCGCCAAGATTATCGATTAGCCATTGATAGCCTTCATCACCTGCTGGATCGTTATTGTCTCCAACCAGTACACGAATAACTTTAGAATTCTCGTCAATCTCTGCCCAATGACTCATATTGGATACCTCACAATGACAATTCCTGAACCACCTGTACCACCGTTCGCAGCGGATGAACCCGTACCAGTAGGCCCACCTCCTCCACCACCGCCTGTATTAGCTGTGCCGTTATCAGGTGTTTCTCCAAAAGTATCTCTGCCAGCGCCGCCTCCGCCAAAACCTCCAGCCGCGTCACCGCCTGATCCGTTGGCGCCACCACCACCACCGCCTGCATAATAGACGGTGCCGCTTACATTTTGACCAGTACTAGTTGCTAAACCATAAGAAGAAAACGTAGATGAACCAATTCCACCAACTCCAGCGGATGCACCTGCGTTACCGCCAACTGCACCGCGACCACCGCCGCCAGCACCATTGTAGTTAGGCGCACCGATACCTGTACCTCCTGCTGAGCCCTGTCCTGAGGTGCCTGTACCGCCTCCGCCGCCGTTAGATGTACCACCGCCGCCTGATCCGCCACTTGTCGGACTAAAATAAGGGCCGTTATAGCCGCCACCACCACCACCGCCGACTGAAGCGGTTAGAGCAGCGAATTGGGAATTGCTTCCTTGAGCACCGGCAGGACCCCCTGCGTATGTACCGCCAGCACCACCAGCGCCGACTGTAATAGAATTAGACCCTGTTATTGTTTCAGATGTAAATCCTAATAAGCCACCAGCACCACCGCCGCCTCCTGTCCAAGAGCCGCCGCCTCCACCGCCTGCTACGACTAAAATATCGCAAACTGTTGAAGTCGATGCGACTAAAGTGCCGTTTGCTGTGAATACTCGATAACGATAAATGCCTGAAGTGTAAAGAGTGCCACCTGATAAGGGATCGACTAATTCGCCAAAGGTAATTGCGGCAATGTTGTTAAGCATTACGCAATAGCCCCGACGACGTACCATGTATCTGTCGCGACTTTGATGCAAGCCGCTGACTTGTACTGTGCAAGTGTAGGCGAGGCCGCTACTGCGCCAGCCGAAAGGACTGTAGTAGTGCCGGATGTAACGGCTGAGATGGTGCAGAGTCCGGCGCCTTTGTTAAGAATAGTGATTACAGATCCGACAGGAATCGCGGCCGTCGCATTGGTAGGAATCTTGAGGGCTACGGCTGTGGCCTTGTTCATAGACACTAGGACTTGATATGAGTCCACAATAGCGACTGTGTAATCGTTGGTCTTGTCTGCAATGACGTCAAAGGTGACGAGGCCGTTATAGTCTGCCGCCGTGAAGATGTCGCCTGTTGTCGCTGGAAAGCCTGTTGCCATTGTTTTCTCCTAGTATCCCATTATGGATTGTCCGATTATACCGTAAGTCGATGATCCTATGATGAATCCTTCTACTATAGGCTCAAGTGTTGTTACTGTGCACTTCATTGAATTTGGGGTGATGTCCCACGCTAAGCCCTGCACTTGCAGAACCTTTACTATCGTCGAGCCATTCTCCTGCACATTGGTGATCTCTAGATTATCAAAGTAATCAAGGCCGATCATTGTGTCTGTAGGCACATCCGTGTCCAATAGATCGACTGTCATGGCATCAATTCTGATTGAAGTCTCAGCTCTAGTGGCCACATAAATCTTAGCAATGTCTAAGACTTGAGCATCCGTCTCAGGGATCATCTCTGTCAGAGTAGTGCCATGAGGGAAATACTTAGCCGAAGAATCAACATTGGCAACTACTTGAGCCGACCCACCTAAGCGTGTCATGCTGGCCTGATTGATGATCAGCTTGTCATCAAAGGCATAACGAAGATCTGAATATGGAATCCCAGTAGTCTGATTGAACTCAATCGGTGTTGCCGCTAAAGAGCCGACGACATCGTTGCGATCTTTGAATTCTGCCGTGCCATC